GAACAATCGCAGCCTGTGCTGCCGTTACTTCCGCCCTAAGCTTCTTAAAGTCCCATTTAGTAAGGAGCCCTAAGATATGTTGGAAGTACTCAGAAATCTTATCAGTCTTAAATCTATCTATATCCAGAACGTAAACATTATTCTCAAAGTCTACGCCAATAACAACAATTGCAGTAAAGTCGGCTTTCCTCTTCAAACTGTACGCAAAGTCAACTGCTGCAAAAACATTTAGTTTTCTGTCTCTATAATACCACAAACCCTGCCTGTTTGTCAAGTGTTCTTTTTGGTAATATTGAAATTTATCGTAGTCAATTGGTCTGTTATCAGGGTCATTCGGGTCATTGTAATACTGCGCTCGGAACTGGGTTTTATCGAGATACTGAGCCCTTTTCTTTGCCAAGATCTGGACATCAAAGCCAAAGGACTTACCATCGTGCCTAACCTGACGGGGCCAGAGAAACTGACCAGTGCCGTCTCCAATGTCTTCTACAGCCTTTTCAAAGACCTCGTAAATAGGCTCCGCTGCGATAATCTCACCCTGTTTATTATAAATATCCTCTTCCATACTGAGGAGTTCAGAGTACAGATCCTTCGGGTGATACCTGGTTCCGACTACCCACTCTCTTGCATTAGCTCCCTCAATTGAGGACAAGAGGGAATACTGGGACTTAACCTTATCTCTACCTTCCTGAGTATAAGCATTCTCGTAAACAACAACGTCATCGAGGACAGCAATATCGCAGTGCAAACCAGTAAGAGATGTAGTCAAACCACCAGTAAAAATACTGGGATCTCGGATAGCCTCAACCTTTCTCTTCGGATGGTCAAGACTGATCTCGCTCATTGTCCACTTTTCTCTCTTACCCTCGTCATCGTGGATATGGTCAGGCCAATAACGGCGATGGATATCGGAAGTAAAGATAGACTTAATAAAGGACAACTGCTTCTGAGCTAGGTTGGAAGTAGCCGAGATGTACAATACCCTAAGCGTAGGATCTCTCGTCAACTCCCAAGCAACACGGTAAGCAATCATAGCAGACTTACCATGATCTCTTGGAAGTAGGGTTAGCTGATGAGTCTTTGCATCTTCCCTATTCCACCACCGACAGAGTTCCTCATGGACAGAGCCAAGGACTCTATTAGGCGCAACAAGGCGGATGAAGGTTACTAGATCCTGTTCAGCAGCCTCTCGGATATCATCAATACTTGGCATTACTGTATCTTCAAACCAATTCTTTCAGCGTCATCCTTAAACGACTTACTAATCTCAGCCTCACGCCTAAGCTCAGCGTTAAGTTCTTCCTTGCTCGGTCTACCGCGCTTACTACTCTTATCGATATACTCGTTATCAGCGAGGTACTTCATAGCTTGGAAGGAAAGCTTTTCATCTACCGTAGCAGACTTAATGATAGACTTCATGGCCTTAGCCTTCAACTTCAGGTTAAGCTCCTTCCTCCACTGCTCAATATGAGGCTTAAGTATTGGAGACTCGGTAACTCTTTCCCAATGCTTATAAGATCCTAAAGCTGTCATAGCAAAGTCATACTCTGTTACATCTTCCATTTCGATGAACAGCTTCTTCATTGACTTATAAACTTTGCCATCGGCCTGAAGATCGTGCTCCTTCAGTGTCCAGCTTGTACCCATTTCCTTTCGGTCTTCAGGAAGGGTGAGTTCGTAAAACAGTCCCTTGGTCTGGGGCTGAGCCATTAGTATTTACCTCTTGCGTTTTTCATATCGGATTTAGGTCCAAGCTTCTTTCTAACTCGAAGATGCTTAACCCTTGTTCTTCTTTTCCTTACTATCTTGACAAGTTCTTTCTTGTCTTTATCAAACTTCTTTTTCATTATTCACATTTCTTTGTTCTAAAATTCCACTTACCACCCCTAAGCTGACACTTTCTCCAAGCCTCTTCTTCTTCCGGTGGCATCCTCTTCAGGATAATTGGAATCATTCTTTTAAAGACTTCTTCACCCATACCAAACCAGAATGAAGGACTTCTGGCTACCATAAAAGCCCCGGCTGTTAGACCAAGGAGAGCAAAGATAAACAGTATTACACTGATGTAATCCATTAAGCCTTCTTGTTATAAGCAGACCAAGCAATACCAATCAATGTCATAATTGCACCAATGCCTTCGTTAACAAGGGACTGGTCAGCAATACCCTTCGCAGCAATATAACCACCAGCAAAGGTAAGAACGTGACGGACTAGACCGAGGATAACTTCCTTATTCATTTACTTTCTCCTTATGGATATTTATTTTTAGGCAATTCAAAATGAGGACCATCTTTAAAAGAAACCCAGTCCCCACCCCAAGTAACTGGCACACCCTCCAACCTAGCAGCCTCTTTTACGATAACTGCCAATCTGGAGTACAAGGGCCAGTCCCATCTAACTTTACCATCAATGGTTACAGCAAAGTCTACAGCCTTACTGAAACCATCTTTACCCGGTATGTGCCGAGAGTTTAGAGTTCTCGTAGCACCTTGCTTTAGAAGCTTCTTCTGTTCTTCTAGAGTTCTAGCACCGCAAGTAATAACAAATCCGAAGGACTTATCTTTAATCAACTTTACAGCCCGGTGTACAACTTTTACAAGATCAGGGTGTACCTTCTTCAGTTTATTAATTGAAGCAGTATTCAGTATCACTTAGGTTGACCCCAATAATGCCATGTACCCATAGCAAGAATAGCAAGGATACCTGTCGTTATAATTTTAGCAATCGTTTGACTTATTGTCTTCTTCGTATCACGCCAAGTTTCTAAGAGACTACGAACTTCTCTAATATCATTACCAGCATCTTCATCATGCAATCCAACCTTTCTCAAGGCTGCTTCTGCACCGCGTTCTGCTGCATCGTCAAGAAGTCTGTTAATCTCTTCCTGTGTCATTTCTATTAACTCACCTAATGGTTAAATTTAATAGCTGATTTAATTTCATCAGGTGTTCTTGCTGCATTAATTTGTTCTTGAATAACAGCATACTTTTCACGGATAGTTTGACGAGCAGCTTCTACTGCCTGTATATCAGTACCAGGTATTTGCTTCATAATACTATCGTCGTAAGGTTTAAATTCTTCTGCACGGGCAGCACGGCGCATGTCATGACCAATTTGCTTAGCCTTTTCCATATTGATGACAATGCTCATTCTTTATACTCCCAAGCATTACGAAAAGTTCTATCAGAAGGTATTTCGCTAACGTCTACAATTTTGTATGGTTTTCCTTTTGGAACGTCCTTAACAGCAATTTCTTCAATTGTAAGGCCGCACTCTGGTGATGGAATCAGTATTGTTACTCCACCTTCTCCATTGGGATATACAATGCGCTTTTCCATTTTCACCTCATTATCGCAACGTGGACTTCACTATCGTCTCTCAGATCACCACTACTTGTATTTCTCACAGTAAATCTATAACTACCTGTACCCATTGTGTGTACGACTCTCCCCATAGAGCCTGTACTGCTGGAACCTCCGTTTACGACTGCATAGTTTGTATTAGGCAAAGCATTCGTAAAATTGATTGTGTAGTCTCCAGTGCCATTGTCTGTAATTGAAGTTACGTTCCCAGATGCACGAATGGCTACCGTTCCAGTACCATTAAAGTTAACCCAAGCGCGACATCCGTAGGCGGTGGCAACAGAACCGTAACCATTGTTAAACTGTAGCAGCCCATCGGAAGTAATACGCATACGCTCAGTTGAATTAGTGTGGAATATAATCGAATTAGCTCCGTTGGCGTACTGAAGCAACTGACTTGTAGAAGATATGGCACCGTTTGTGCCATCATGGTTTATTGTTATTGAGGATGTATTTGAGTTATAACTTCCAACAGTTCCTCTTACATCAAGCTTTGCTTGAGGTGAACTTGTGTTAATACCAACATTACCGCTGGAGTCAATACGCATACGCTCGGAAGCGCCAAGGCCACCACTACCACTCCAAAAGCTAATTGTTCCGGTAGTTCCAACCGGACCCCAAGACAAAATTCTAGCACCGCTGGTTGTTGAATAGTAATCAAGTGAAACAGCGTTGGTTTTATTCGCTGTTGTTGTTCCAGATGAGATTATTGCTCCATTAACTGTAAACTTTTCTTGTAAAGATGTTATATTAATACCAACATTACCAGAAGAGTCGATACGCATTGCTTCTGTACCACCTTCAGCAAATGCAATTGTATCAGCGGCAGGAAAAAAAATACCTGTATTAGTATCTCCAGATGGACTAATTGATGGTGTAGAAGCTGAACCGCTATCTACTGAGACCTGACCAGTTAGAGTAGGAGACGAAGAAATCTCTCCTTCAATATAAGACAAAAGCTGAGCACCCGTAACTCTTTTACTAGTACCACTATCATTAACTTCAAACTGTTGTGTACCAGTAGCTGCTGCGGCTGCTGTTAAATCCGATATCTTAACATTCGCCATTAATTAATCCTCTTCCATCCATTATTCATATAACGATAAGTTCTAATCGGAACAACCCAATCATCATTGTATTTAACATAGGGAGTACCAATCTTCCAGTTAGTCAAATACTTTACATACAGTTCTGAGTTA